AAAACCCGCTGGGATGAAATGCTGGATGAATACGCAGATCGTTCCGGCCTAAATCCAAACCTCACCCGCACTGATGAAGAGGTTGATGAGATTATGGCGCAGGAAGCTCAACAGGCTCAACAGGCGCGTGTATTGCAGGGCGCGGAGATGGCTGGCAAAGCCGCGAAGTCACTTTCAGAAGCCAAGCTGACCGAGGATAGCGCCCTTAAAAGACTTGTGGGGGCTGGCAAATGAGCGGCGAGAAATCATACGTAAAGAACGCGGCCGACCCAGAGCAGGTTGAGGGCGGAAGGAAGAAAGAGCTTTGGGACAAGAAGCGCGAAAAAGAGGACATGAAACATCTCATGCAGGACCCGGTGTTCCGGCGCTGGCTATGGAGAATCATCTCTTTTTGCGACGTGTTCAATGACATCTGGCACCCGTCCGCGATCATCCATCGCTCCGCCGGACAGCAGCGTGTCGGTCAAATCCTGCTTGGCGAGGCCAAAGACGCTGACCAAGAAAAGTTTTTCCAAATGTGGAGAGAGAACGATCAACCGGAGGAATCAGATAAATGACAACCGCAGCTAAGGGCCAAGAAACAACTACGCCCTCGGAGAAGTTGTACGAAGAAAAGTTTGCAGCGAAACCGGCCGACGAGAAGCCGATAGAGAAAGCAGCCGAGGAAAAGCCGGTTGAAAAGAAGGCTGAAGAAAAGCCTGTCGAAAAGAATCTGGAAGAGAAGCCGGTCGAAAAGCCCGCTGAAGAAAAGCCAGCGGAAGAGAAGCCCGAAACCGACAAGGCCAAAGAAGAAAAGCCGGCCGCCGAAAAGCCGAAGGAAGTCACCAAGGAAGCCCTTAAACTTCCAAAAGATTCGCAACTGAGCGCCGCCGCGGTGGATGAAATTGTTGCCCATGCAAAGGCACAAGGACTGTCCCAAGAGCAGGCACAAGCGCAACTGGAGCGTGAGAGTAAGTTGGTTTCTGACACCCGCGCCACTGCAAAGGACGAGGGCCAGAAGTTGCTTACAGAAAAGGTAAACGAATGGACTGAAACGTCTGAGAACGACCCGGAGTTTGGTGGAGACAAGTTGAAAGAAACTACCGTCCGCTGCAATTCCGTGTTGAAGAAGTATTTCAGCCCAGACTTCGTTAAGGTTCTGATCGAAACCGGATATTCAAATCATCCTGAATTAATCCGTGGTCTGAACCGAGTTGCAAAGTCAATGGACCCGGCTCAGTTGATACTGGCGGGCGCACAAGCTACTGGCTCATCACAAAAAACTGCCGACCAGATTCTCTACCCTGAGAGTCCGGCGGATAAGAAAACCGAATCGTAAACAAGGAGAATCACAATGGCAACTTTAGCGACAACCGTCCTGACGCTGGCTGATTGGGCCAAACGTCTCGACCCTAACGGGAAGGTTCCCGTGATCGTGGAACTGCTCTCCCAGAGCAACGAAGTCCTGACCGACATGCTTTGGAAGGAAGGCAATCTTCCGACGGGCGAAGTGACGACCGTTCGGACCGGACTGCCGACCGTTTACTGGCGCATGTTCAATCAGGGGACTTCTTCCTCGAAGTCCACAACCGCGCAGATCACCGAAGCGTGCGGTATGCTCGAAGCGTGGTCTGAGGTTGACTGCGACCTTGCCGAGTTGAATGGAAACGTCGGCGCGTTCCGTCTGTCCGAAGCTCAGGCGTTTATCGAAGCCATGAATCAGGAAATGGCTCAGACGCTTTTCTACGGTAACAGCGGAACTGCCCCCGAAGAGTTCAACGGTCTTGCGATTCGTTACTCCAGCACGACTGCTGGAAACGGCAGGAACGTCCTCAGCGGCTCAGGCTCAGGCTCCGACAACTCGTCCGTTTGGCTCGTCGGCTGGGGTCAGAATACCTGCTTCGGCGTGTTCCCCAAAGGGTCCAGCGCGGGTCTGAAGCATGAGGACTTGGGCAAGGTGACTGTCGAAGTTACCGCCGGTGTTGCCGGTTCCCGTATGCGCGCCTATCAGGACCATTGGCAGTGGAAAGCCGGTGTGGTGCTGAAGGACTGGCGCTACACGGTCCGCATCGCGAACATCGACATCTCCAACTTGGTTGCCAAATCGTCCGCTGCCGATCTCACGGAGCTGATGATTAAGGCGATTCACCGCATCCCGAATATGGGCATGTGCAAGCCGGTGTTCTACATGAACCGGACCTGCATCGAAATGCTCGACATTCAGCGCCGCGATGATGTCATCAGCGGTGGTGGTTTGACATGGGAAACCGTGGACGGCAAGCGCAGTGCTTCCTTCCGTGGAATCCCCATTCGGACGGTCGATGCGTTGACTGAAACCGAAGCAACCGTTTCGTAAGAAGGAGAAAATTCACCATGATGCTCGACAAACAGTTACAGTTCGCGGATTCTCAGGCGCTCACTTCTACGGCGCTTTTAACCAACGTCATCGACATGGGCGCGGTCGATAAGAACGACTTCGTTGGTGAGCCGATGGCGGTTGTGTTCAACGTGGAAGTTGCGGCCGATCAGACGACTGGCGATGAAGATTACACCTTCGTTGTCGAGTCTGCGTCCGATGCAGCGATCACAACTGATCGCAAAGAGCTTGCCCGCCGCAAGTTCGAGTCAGGAACTCCCGATGCGCCCGCCGAAAACGCCGATCTTTTGGTCGCCGGATTCGTGTTCGCCATCGTGCTTCCTCCGGGCGGTCTGTCCGAAGTCGAGCGGTATCTTGCTGTTCGCTACACTGGGGCCGGAACTTCTCCGACCATCACGTTGAGCGCTCATCTCGTACCGTTGAAGTTCGTTCCTGTAACCGCGCACTACGCTAGCGGCTACACGATCTCGTAACGGAAATCACCCCTGAGCTGACTGGATGGCCGGTTGGCTCAGGGGCCTCCTAAACAAATACAATTCAACTAGGAGAATTGAAAATGTCAGACCAAGCAACGATCAAGGTGAAGGCAACGCAGCTCGGTTACTATGAACACAAGCGCCGCCGCGAAGGGGACGTTTTCGTTCTCGTTCCGCGCGTTGACCAATTCGGAAACCTGATGACTGCGAAGTCTCAGTTCTCGAAGAAGTGGATGGAGTTGGCGGACCCGAAAGAGCCTGAGCGCGTCAGCACGATGCTGAAAGTAACTCCAGCAAACATTCAAGACCATTTGGATAAAAACATGCCAATTCATCCCGCGCCGGAACAAATCCGGTTCGAAGCTGGCAAGGCAAAAAACAATCAAGAGCCTGCCACGATGAAGGAAGCTCAAGAAAAAACCACTTCTGAAGAAGAAGTGATCTAAGGAGTCAAAAATGGCAACTATCGCTTCGACCATAGCTCGAATTACGGCCTTCGGTGACGAGGCGCATGTCATCACATGGGCGCTGCTTACATCAGCAGATGCTGTTGGAGATGCAGTCGAAATGCCGGGTTCTTCTGCTCGAAGCGTTCAGATTGACGGTACTTTTGATTCTGCGACTGTTGTCCTTCAGGGGTCGAATGACGGGACCAACTGGTTCACTCTCACTGACCCTCAAGGAAATACCATCAGCAAAACAGCGGCAGCGCTTGAGATGATCTCTGAGCTGACGCGCTACATCCGGCCTTCAACATCCGGTGGTGGTGGCAGTCAGTCTCTTAACGTCCGCGTTCTATTAAAGAGGGCAAGATAACATGGCAAATATCAAACAGGCGGCGGACGATCTTAGAAATATCGCAAATCGGTTTAAGGGCATCCTTGAAGTTCAAGCTGCACTTGAGCAAATTGGCGACATTCAGGCCGCGACGACAGAGAATCAAAACCTGAAGGCCAAAGCGATCTCGGATTATCAGGAAGCAAAGAAACAGCTTGAAGGCATAAACCTGAAAATCTCCGAAGCGAACGAAGCGGCCAAAGCAGCGTCATCCAAAGCCGAAGAGATAGCTGCGTCTGCCAGAAAACGAGCTGACCTCATCATCGTCGAATCAAAAAATGCGGCCGCGGCGATCAAGAAAGACGCCGAAAATGCCGTTGATGCTGTCAACAAGCAACTTGCTGGCTTGAAGTCAGAGGTCAACAGGGTGCTGGCGAAAATCGACGAGAAAAACAAAGAGCTTGATAACGTACAGTCCGCGATTAGAGAAGCCAAGTCCAAGATAACCTCTCTATAAGGGGGATTTCATGTTTCAAGGCTCCCCGACATATGAAGGCCAGAGAGAACCGAATGGGTTTGAGCGCATCACAGACCTTTCATCGGCCGTAGGATTCACAGCGCCGGCCGGCACTCGCCTTGCAATCTTCCGGGTTGAAACTCAGGATATTCGTTGGCGCGATGATGGAACCAACCCAACCAGCACTGTTGGTCTACTCATGTCCGTCGGTGACGTGTTTATGTACACCGGGGACTTCTCCAAATTTAAAATGATCGAAACCACCGCGTCTGCCGTCGTGCAGATTTCATACTACAAATGAGATACGAACGCGCTGGTGGTAGTGGTAGCGGCGGAGGAGGAGGCGGCGGTGGTTCTAACACCTACGCCGTTGCCCAAGTTGCCCACGGTCTTTCTGTTGGCGACATCGTGCGCGTCTCAGGCGCAAACACCTACGCAAAGGCTCAAGCCAACACCGCCGCTAACGCCGAAGCTGTTGGCATAGTGACCGTGGTGGCGGATGCTGATAACTTCACCCTAACTACTGGCGGCATCATCACAACTGGCGTTCCTGTCGCAACCGCCGGCACAGTCTACTTCCTCTCCGGCGCATCCGCGGGCGCACTTACCGCCACCGAACCTACGACCGCTGGCTACATCACAAAGCCCCTGCTAGTAGTGATTCAAAGCGCAGCAGTCGCCCTCTTTTTTAATCTTCGTGGCGCGATCATTAATGGGAGTTCGGCTGGAAGCAATCCTTCCTTTGCTCAGAAGTCAGCCAACTACACTTTGACTACCGCCGATCACACCATTGAAGCGACCAGCGGAACCTTCACGCTGACGCTACCGACAGCAGTTGGAAATACAGGCACAGGAGTTGTGACCATTGATGCCGACGGAAGCGAGACAATCAACGGCGACCTCACAGTCGATATGTACCAATATGACTCCGTAACACTAGTTTCAAATGGAACAGGATGGTTAGCATGGGTTTAGCAAGAGTTCCGGCGATGATGGGCGGCACACTCAAGCTCGTTGAAAAATCAATTACTTTAGACGGTAATAATGAGACTAAGAGCCATAATTTATTTCAGCTTACAGAAGATGTATTAATTCATGCCCTTTGGGGCGAGGTAACAACAGCTCTTGGTTCCAACTTAACAACTTGTCTTACGAGATTAGAATCGTCCGGCGGAGAATCACCCCAAAATATTGGCGGAACCAATACTTGTAGTTCTCTTATTGTAGGATCGGGCCTTTATTGGGGTGAGAATAGTTTTCTTTTATCCAGCTTAACTGTAAATACCCCCGCACTGCGCCAACCATCTAATAGCTCATCAGCTATGATGCGGTATCCATTTGTTGTATTAAAGGCGGATAGGTCGAATACAACTTATGTTGTTTTCCGTTATACAACTACAAATACTCCAACAAGTGGGGTTATTAAATTTCGTGCTTGGTTTGAAAAGACTACGGCTAACGGAAACTTGGTGGCAGTCTAATGGCAAACTCAGCATTTCCTCTAGGTACAGCTTGGGGCAGTATCACAGGCACTCTCTCCGCCCAAACCGACCTACAAGCCGCCTTAGACGCTAAGAAAACAGACTCGATGGCGACCAACAAACTGCTTGGTCGTGGCACGGCGGGTACTGGTGTCATTGAAGAAATCACTCTCGGCACAGGGCTAACTCTAACAGGCACGACTCTTGATGTAACAGGGGGTGGCGGGGTTTCAGCCCTAGCCGCAATCGGTTCATCCCCCCAGGAAAACGGTGCGACCATCAGCGGGTCTACGCTTAACCGTGAACCCGCCTCAGATTCTTTTGGTGGTGTCGTAACCACAGGCACACAGACCTTTGCGGGTGCAAAGACAATACTCGATACACTGACCCATCTTCAGACCGCAAGCACAGGAAACACAGTAGTCAATGGAATTGAGCTGACGAACAACACCACCGCAAGCTCAGGCAATCAGATGTATTCCGGGGCAGTTTACTGGAAGGGTAACGGATGGAGAACTGGTGCTGGTGGGGTTAGTACCACCTGCGAGTTTAGGTCGTATATTCTGCCAGTACAAGCATCCGGTGCGGCAGAGTGTACTTTAAATTTTGAAGCAAATCAAAACGGCACTGGATGGGTGAATGTTTTACAGCTAAGAGCAAATAGCTCTGTTTACCAAGTTCTTGCAGAATTTGGAACAGTATCGCTACCCCCCTATTCGTATCGTGTTGACCCCGATACTGGTCATAGACGCTCCGGAGCAAATGCCCAAGCGTATGTTTGCGGCGGTGCTGATATATTTGGCATTGATGTGAACGGACTTTGCATCGGAACGCTCGGAATGAACAACACAAATTTTGGTGTTCACCCGACAACCACGACAAAACATGGCGGTCTTTGGCGGTCAAGAAACGCAATCTCGGTTGACTATTTCGCCTTCCAAAACGACTCATCAACCCAAGAAGCCAGTCTCTTTAGGTCAAGCGGAACATCCGGTGACTGGAAGTGGAGAATGACTGGTGGTTCGGCGGCACTCCCCTCTTACAGCTTCTACTCAGATACCAACTCTGGGTTTTACGCCATCTCGGCATCAGACAATATTGGTATTTCGCTAGGCGGCACACTCCGCATGGATTGGAGTACAACCACTCTTACGATTTCAGATGCGTACAACATCGCCGTAGGTTCAACCACCGGAACCAAGATTGCTACAGCCACAACACAGAAACTAGGGTTCTGGAATGTAACCCCAGTCATCCAACCAGCCGCCGCCAACCAAGCGGCTCTCACTAACTCAACTGGCGGAACATACGATGGAACGCTCGTTGATGTGGGCGTTATATTCAACCAAGCAAATATCAACGACAACTTCACCGATGTCTACACACTGCTGACGGAGATTCGCACAGCATTAGTCAACACCGGAATAATTAAGGGAGCCGCATAATGGCACTAACAAAAGACGAGAAAAAGGTCGTGCGGCTACTCATCCAAAGTAAGGAATATGACGATGCCCAGCTTGACGCTATCGGCGTAGATGATGCCGTGGCAAGACAGGCGATTTCAGACTACAAGTCAAACCGTCTGTACCAAGTCGTGAATGAGCTTAAAAGAACGGATGTCGAGATTGCTTCTGCACAAGATCATAAAGCAGAGCTGGTGAAGCTAAAGAACAAACTGGAGGCGGTCTAATGTCGGAGTGGAAGAAGGGCGACCCTGAGCGCAGGAGTGAGAGCGGGGATATAAAAACCAACGGATTTATCGTCCGTTATGAGCTGTTGAGCATAATTGCGCTCATGGTTGTTCATCTTGTCGGTAGTATAATTTGGGCAACAACGCTAGCTCAGGATGTCAAATACATGCGCCAAGACCTAAACCGCTTAACGCTTGTTATCGATGGCAACAATACCACTATTGCTATAAAAT